ACTTTACTAGCTCATGCTTATGATATTGCCCTTTTTCCTGCGGTGGCTTAGATCCTGCTGGGCCAGAGCCTACGTTTGGTGGAATACGGATCTTTGTTAGGTCTTTAATAGCCTTATCAATTGCGGGCCAAATGCTGCTATTACCAGGAATAGTCGAGTCTTTAGGAATATCATTTGGTACGCAGCCAATAATAGTCATATGCCCTGAGCCAGCATGACCAGGCATCTTCATACACATAACCGCAGAGCCATGTTCCGCTGGTGGGTTAAAGTGAGTGATACCGCCTTGATTAGCCTGCGCTATATTACGAGAGAAAGGTAAATGCTTGACATCTACATCTTTACCATATTCAGTAGCGCAATAAACGCGAGAGCCGCCAGACATGGTTGGATCTGGATCACCGTCATTACCGCCGCATACTACGCCGAAGACAATCTGATTTTCGTTTGGATACCTAGCCATTATTGAATACCTCCACCAACTGATCTGGATACGCAATCCATTGTGGTGCTGCCGTATCCGCCTGTCTTTAAATTATGTGTCATACTATGAATTAAATAATATCCCGATGCAAAATTGTCATATTTATTTGTTCCCTTATTATAGAAATAAACCTCTATTATGTCGCCTGCATGGAGAATTGGGTTCCATGGCACGGTTAATCTCAGGGCTATCTTATCTTCTTCTAGCAGGCTCATTCGCGCCTGTCTTAATAGCAAATGCTTTTCCACATCGGTATTACATGAGTCTTGATCTTTAGCTGAATTAAAATTGGTCAGCGAGGTCATGTAATTACCTCTGCCATTACCACAGCCAGCCGCTTTATTGCCCAGTAGCGAGGCCATTTTAAGCATTGGATTAATGACAACAAGAGAGGCCATCTGAGAGCCATCGATGTCTACACCATTTAGAATATCTGAGAGATAATCAAAATCACAAGGGAACATATATGATATGATCGATTCAGGATGGCCATAGCCAGTAATTGAGCCTGTTTCTTGTGAGAAGAACCTAGCCACACCGGTGGTCGGCGCGGTCAGGCTTCTTAATGATCTAAAATGGTGGGTGCCACGTGGGTCACCTGGTGTAAAGTTCTCGTAGGTCATATAATGAACAAATGATGGGTCTACACTGCCAGCAAGGGCTACGTCAGCCTGCTGGTTAATTACCTGAAATGGGTGAATATTCTCAGCAATATAATCGCGGCCAGGCCCAGAAGCTTCAACGAATTTAGTCTTGGCGCCTACACAGGTATCTAATATTTCATTTACGACAGCGGATGGGCTCACGCATTTCCATGACTTGGACACCAAATTGCGGGCATCGGTCAATAGTGTGTCATCGCATCCGTGCAGGGTAAATTCTTCGACATTGTTATTAACAAGCTTTCTGTTATCTAGGCGGTATATTCTGGTGGATATTTTCAGAATATCAGGATAGCCATAATCACTCAGAATATCCTTGACCACAGTAATATCGGCTATCGCTGACTTGAAATTATCTAGAACCTTGGTGAATGGCTCATGAAAAAAGCTCTGAAGAACAATCGAGGTCTGTAGGCCTGGTGTTAGTAGGCTCTCGGTCATGGTAATCTCTTTGGGGCTGAGATCCATAAACAGTAGAGGATTATTTACACCGTTCTCAAAGTTCACCTCAAATGATGTGGTGTAACGCTCAGGTGTGCCGAGAAAATCTGTAAAATTGGGTGCTTCTGCCATTATGGTTTTCTATATAATACTCTTCGACCAGTCAAATTGTCTAATTCACTGATAATCTGGTTATAATATTGTGGTTGAATTATCTTAATTAATCTCTTACTTTCATTTAGTTCTAGCTCATAGTCATAATATGTGACCCTATTGCGGGAGATGATTTCACGCACCGTGCTGCCACCCACCTCATATGAGGCATAGTCGGTCGTATCGACCAGGGTATTATATGCATCCATGGGCACGGACGGTACGGTTGTAGCCACCACTGTGCCGTTAGCTGCTGAGTTGGCACCAATGAGAAAATCATATGACTTTGCGGTGCCCGTGGTATTAGCTAGAACAATATACCCATTTGAATTGCTCCAGGCCATGATCGTACCTGAATATGTATTAGCACCATAAGACGCACCAATAAAGACGGGTTCACCAATATTATAGTCTATTTCATAGTCAATAAGAGATAAAACGTCATTGGTCAGCTTTTTATCATTAACCTCGAAAGAGGTCACCACGGTCACCTGAGCGGCTGGGTTCTCTCTAGTAATTACCTTTTCGTAGTGGTGGTAGTTGGTCTGAGCCCATGCAATAGAGCCATACTTGTCTGTAATATACTTATCAAATGTTCTGGAGTCCATCGGCCAGTCATAATATGGGTCATATATGTTATTGGCATATAGAATAATCCAGTGAGCTTCTGCATCGCCATAGACCTGTTCAGCTATTATCTCTGGTCGCTCACCATCTAAAACGGCATAGAAGTAATACGCATTGATATTATTCTCTAGCACCTCTTTAATTATACCAATGCGGAATAATAAGTTTGTGGCTAAATCATACTCACTGTAAAGCTGTCTATCCAGTGTATAGCGGACCAGCGGGAATTTATCAAAAAATCTACTCATATTAGAAGCCCTGACCTACTCTCTGTTTATGTAAGATTTCAACCTCTCTGAAGGCCAAGCTCATTCTGACTGCAATGGGCTGCCCGTCTCGGAAGGTCGAGTATGTTGCTTCTGGAGCATAGTCCACATCTATTCGCTCTAGTACGCAGGTATTAATTCTAGGTAGGTTCTGATTTTCTTCACCATTAAAGAAAAATGTAATATCAAACTCGGCGGGCGGAATAAAGAAGAAGCCTGAGGTGGTGATTTCAGGGGCCGCATAATAGCGGATAGTTTGTATTATTTGCTTGACAGTTGCAGCCTCAGTCTCGGATCTAGGTAGCATGAACACTTCGAACACCCACTGGCGTTGTGGTCTGGTCGAGAATAGTACCTCGACGCGGGGGTTGACAGGAAATCCTAATAATTGGCTGCCTGTTGAAATAACACTGCCGATAGAGTTGCGTAAGTTTAACCCTTCAGTTCTAGACTGTAGGGTGCCTTCGGTAGGTAAAAGGGTATTGAGAACACCGCCAACAATATTACCTGCTAGGGCTGTCATCGACACTTCTTCATATACGTTTGGTTCAGTAAATACTAGACCACCATTGGGCATATGAAGGGCAATTGATTCTTTAATTCTGCGCGTATATCTGGGTGGTGATAAAAAATTCTGATTAAATGTATCTGTTAAAGTTGTTCGAAAAGGTATAGTATATCCAGTATCGCTAAATCTAAGCTTATCGACAATTGACTGATCGGCTAGCAGTGATCCATTTTGGAACCTAGATCCTGAAACAGGCCTACCGCCCTGCAAGGTAGCTGGCACATTGATATTCAGAATCATATAATGAGCATTATCTTCTTGGCCTAAATCTTCAGGAAATATGCGAGAAGTAAAGTCATATTCACTCTGCCTTAGAGTAGGTACTGCCATTTTTCTTTCCTTAAAACTATTCTATATATTTATATGGCATACAAAGGTAAGTTTTCACCAAAGAACCCAAAGAAGTATAAGGGCGACCCCACGAACGTTATCTATCGTTCGCTATGGGAGCTTCGTGTTATGAAATATTTAGATGAGAACCCTGCGGTTATTGAATGGGGTAGTGAAGAGTTGATCATACCCTATGTATGCCCAACCGACAACCGTATGCACAGGTATTATCCTGATTTCATTGTGAAGGCTAAGAAAGCTGACGGCACGACACAGACCATGATACTAGAGGTCAAGCCTAAGAAAGAAACCATGGAGCCGAAGGTATCAAAAAAGAAGACTAAAAGATATATTACTGAGGTCATGACATGGGGCAAAAATCAGGCTAAATGGAAGGCCGCTACCGAATATTGTGCTGATAGGGGCTGGCAATTCAAATTAATCACCGAAGACCATCTAGGAATTAAATAAATACATTTATGGCACAAAAATATACCAGCAAAGAACTATTTACTTGGATGACAGAGAAGGCGCGCACATCGGCTTCTATGCGCGACAATCTATTCCGTATGCAATCTCAGCAGCGCGCCTATGGCTCCATTGGTCGAATGTACTTCTTTAAGTATGACCCAAAGACCAAAGACAAGCTTCCAGTATATGATGTATATCCACTGGTCTTCCCAATGGAAGATTATACAGATGGTTTTCTGGGGCTCAACATCCACTATTTGGATGTAAATGCCAGAATGAATCTGTTGAATAAGCTATCTGGCTTTGCCACATCTCAGAATTATACTGAGCGCACCCGCGTTCGAATCTCATATGACCTGCTCAATTCTACTAAGGGTATTACCTCAATTATTGGACCAGCGGTCAAACGATATCTATATGGTCATGTTCGCTCTCGCTTCATTGAAATACCTGCCACCGAATGGGACAAAGCGGCCCAGCTATCTCTAGAGTTATTCATAAGAAAGACCTAATATGTCAGATATTCCAGTTACTAATTCACCCAAAGATTTAGGCATGAATGATGCACTAGCCATCATGAACAAATATGGTGGTTTGGCTAAGTCATGTCGTTTTGCGGTCAGAATAAACCGACCACAGTTTCTAGCCTCGTTGGCGGCGAGTAGCGCAAGTAAGAGCGTACTAGGTGATTTTACATATCTTTGTGAAGCGGCTGAAATGCCAGGCAGAGGTTTCGTTAACGCTGATGTTCGCTACTATGGCCCAAACCAGAAGCTACCGGTGCTCACACAGTACGAAGACACGACCTTGACCTTTGTGTGTCGCACCGAGGGTTACGAGCGCCAGTTCTTTGATGACTGGATGGAATATATCAACCCAACCAATAGCTTCAATTTCAATTTCAGAAAAGAATATGAAACGACAGTTGAGATTATGCAGTTCGCCGAGTATGCAAAGCCTTTTAATGTAGGCCCAAATCAAGGCTTGGCCAATCAGCCAATAGAACCTTATGAGACTTATCGTATAACACTATTCAACGCCTTCCCTCTATTGGTTAACCCACAGCCGATGACATGGGCAGATGACCAGCTAATGAGATTGTCGGTCACATTCACATATCACAAGTGGAGAAGAGTTGGTAAAGACGCTGCGCCTAGGAGTGGAAACGGGCTAATTGCGGGCGCCAACCGTGGACCAAATACTATTGATGTTACAACACAAAATGGACGCTTAACTAATATAGATTATCTAATATAACAAGGAAAATATTATGTTACCAAAGATTGATTTGCCTATGTATGAATTGAAACTACCGTCTAGTGGTAAGACAGTGACCTTTCGGCCGTTTCTAGTCAGAGAAGAAAAGCTTTTACTGATGGCCGTCAAGAGTAATGATTTGACTGAAATCATAAACACTACGAAGCAGGTAATCAATAACTGCCTGATAAATTCAGACATCAACCTCGACACCATACCCTTCTTCGATATAGACTGCCTGTTCATTGCTCTGAGAGCCAAGTCTGTAGGTGAAAGCATAACTGCTAATTTTGTTTGTCAGAATACGGTAGATGGTGACATATGTGGCGGCCGTTTTCCAGTTAAGATTGACGTTTCGAATGTTACTGTAGACAAAACCCCTGAAATTGGATCTGAGATTAAGTTTAATGATAATCTGATATTCTACATGAAATACCCAAACTATTCAGTTGTTCGTCTATTGAATACCGATGATGATAGCCTAGAGAAGAAGATTAAGATCATTGCAGCCTCAGTAGAGAAAATCTTTGCGAATGGGCAGTATTACACCAGTAAAGACCTGGGACCAAAAGAGCTACAAGATTTTATTGAGGGCCTGACGCAAGAGCAGTTTGATAAGCTGGGCGATTATACTGCCAACTTCCCTACTTTCTATATCAAGGGCGAAGGCGTATGCTCTAAGTGTGGTAAAGATCATACCGTGAGGTATAAAGACTTCATGCGTTTTTTTCAGTGATGTTCGGATATGATAATATATTGAATTATTATAAGACCCATTTTGCATTGGTTCAACACCACAAGTATTCTTTGATTGAAATAGAAAATATGATTCCGTGGGAAAAGTATGTGTATCTTGATTTGTTATCAGACTTCATAAAGAAACAGGAAGAAGATAGACGCGACCGCGAAGCGGCCACAAGGGCGTCATCAAAGAGAAGAAGATAAAAATGGCACTAGAAAACCCTATTACCAGTGATGACCTGACCATAGATTTCGCAGCTCTATTGGACATGTCGGTGAGTAACCGCGTACAGGCGGCCGCGTCCGATAATACGTTTGCTCAAGCTCTAATGGCCTCACTGACGCCTATTCAGATGGCTAAAGCATTTCCTGATTACTATCGTCAAGAGCTACCTGATATATCCAATTTCATTCTAGCCAATCGCTATCTTGATGAGAACGGCAAAGACGCTTTTGATCAGCAAGGCGGTGGTGATCCTGGCAAAGATACGGCAATATATGATGGTGAAAAAGCTATACCCGAAGGACAAAAACCAATTGGTATGCCTGACGTAAGTATTGAAGACATGCAAGCCGAGTTGCTTAAAAAAGGTATTGATGTAAATAATATTTACGATCTCATTTCTAAAGGATTATCAGCGGACGATCCTCAAGTTCAATTTTTAAAAGACGAGCCTGCCGATAAATTGGCCAAAATGGGTATCGAACAGGTTAAAACTGATGACGGCAAGGTAATGTTGCGTAAAGCTCCAGAAATGAGCGATCAAGAAATCTCAAGTAAGATTTCAGGCAAATTTGTTGCTAAGGAAGATGCAACCGAACAACAAAAAGCTATTGTTAGAGAAGCCAATAGATTAGGAGTTGATCCAAAAGATTTAGCAACAATTATGTCGTATGAAAGTGCTGGCTCTTTTGATCCTAACAGAACCGGTCCTGTTGACAAAAGAGCTGGTGCTTCAGGTGCTGTAGCAAAAGGCGCCCAGCCTAATATGTTAGGTCTTATTCAGTTCGGCACATTCGAACAACTTGATTATGGCATTAAACCTGGTATGTCATTTGATGAACAAATGGTAAAAGTTGGCGATTATCTTGAGAAAAAAGGATTTAAAAAATGGCTGGCCGAACACGAAGATGCGACTGATGAACAGAAAAGAATTGCATTATACTCAACTGTTAATGCCGGAGGTCCAGATGAATCGAATTGGTCGAAACGCGATTCTTGGATGGGTGGTGCGCCCGGTACTGTAGCTGATAAAGTGGGAGTTATGTTCCAAGAAGGCAAGCCAGGCATTACACATCGCGGTAATGCAGTTCAACTTATGGGAGATTCGTATTCGCGTATTGATGGTAATGCTACACCAGAACAAATAGCTAAGTTTAAAGAAGATAAACAAAGGCTAGAAAAAGAAGCTTTCACTAAAGAAAAGTTCAATGAAGCTTCACCAACTTCTATACAAGTTAGTCAGGGTGATTTAGAAAATGTTGACGAACAACAGCAGAAAGTTGCAGGCGTTCGAAAAGGTGCTATTAAAACGGAACTGAAAAAATCATTGAGCTATGCGGCAGATCAGGCAGGCGATGATCAATATAAAGTTGTTATTGCAGTTACTTCAGGCGGGCAAAGAATGGAAGGCGCAGAAGGCGCTACAGGTTCACATCGACATGATGAGGGTGGAGCAGCCGACTTTAATGCATATTTGGTCAATAGAGAGACAGGTGAAAGAACAGTTCTAGATCCTCGAAAGAAAGAACACATTCCTTATTTAACTAAGTTAACTACAGAATTTTCAAGAGTACATCCGGATGCTGGTGTTGGTGCCTTGTATATGGATGATCCAACTAAGATTCACTTTGGCGGCGATGATGTTAGTGAGCATGGCGGTAGAGCCAGAGGTCCATTAGCTTATTCGGGCCCAGATTGGTTTAAACAAGCCCACGCCGAAGGTGTAAACCTGAGACAGGAAGATATAAAGAATAAAAATAACGTTTTGCTTCAATGGGAGCAAAAGAAACAAGAAACGCTTACTGCCAGCGCACCCGTCGAAGAAACCCCAGGAGCCGAAGCACCTCGCGTGTTCGTCGGTGATAGTATTGCACAAGGGCTAAAGGATGCCGCTGGCGGTGAAGGTCATACAATAGTAAGCAGAAAACCACATCAAGTTCTAGCTGATATGGAAAATCTTGGCCAAGAATATTTCAAAGGCAAAAACGTGGTTCTGTCAACGGGCCTATCAAACAATACGCAAGATATAGAATCTGTTAGAAAGCAGATGGAATTTTTAAAGAATGCTGGAGCAAATGTACAAGTCGCCGGTATGTCTAATAGTCGAGAAGACTTAGCGCCAGGCAACCAACAATTGCAACAACTTTCTAGTGAATATGGTTATTCATTCATGGGTGGTTTTGATGCTGGTGAAGATGAAATACATCCTACAAGTTATAGCAAATATGCAACGGAAGCGGCAGAGTCTATACGAGCAGCGGAAGCCGATGGTCATGATCATAGCCATGATGGCGTTGAAGACCATGTAGAGGCTACACCAACGGCCGAGACTCCAGCACCAATACAAACCGCTGAAGCAGACAATCATGACGGTCATGACCATGACCATAACCATGATGGCGTTGAAGACCATGTAGAGGCTACACCAACGGCCGAGACTCCAGCACCAATACAAACCACTGAAGCCGATCAACAAGAAGTAGAAACAGTCCAAATAACTAAAACTAAAAAGAGTGGTGCTGAATCATTACCAGAATCGCATCCATTCTCAATGAATTCGAAAAAGAAAAAACGAATAATTGAAGCACAGAATGCAAAAACAGAAACGACTACAACGGAAACACCAGAACCAATTGTATATGATGGTAGAAGAGAATTGTTTCAAACTGCTGAAGCAGTCGTTGGTGAACAACCAGCAATAGCAAAACTGAGTAAGCCTTCAGTAATTCCACCTGGAACAAATAAACATCAGGCCGATATGGGTAATGCT